CGTGAATACATTCTCTATAGGCCATGTCAAAACGAAATAATAGTTTGGTGGAAAATTCACCGCTCGATTTTTGGGATGATTTTTTCTTGGACGGTTCTATGCTGTGTTCCCACGTTAGGGGGTTTGCGTGATTCCCCACGTTAGGGGGGTTAGTGTCCTTCCCCACGTTAGGGGGGTTAGCGTTATTCCCCACGTTAGGGGGGTTTTTTTGTTTTACCACGATTGGGGGGGATTACCCCCAAAAGGCGGCGGTGGTCCAAAAATAATAAGCCACCCAAATATAAATTAGCCAGTTTAATAGCCAAAAAGGCAGACACCCTAAGATGCCTGCCTCTTTGGATACTAGAATCTTTATTCTATACTAGAACTATCACAATATTTGCTCTAGATTTTTCTTACGTCTGCCTCGTGGTTTGCTAATGCCTAACTTACGACGTTGTCTTCTAATCATACTACAGGTCACATTTTCGCCCGTCATTTCGCTCAGTTTTTTAGCCAATTCTAAATCACTAAAACCTTTTAGATTATCTTTGATATACTGCAATTCCGCATCTGTCCATCGTTTATAGTTTGCCATAAATATTTTTCCTTTTGACAAAAAGTGTACAATACATAATATATAATATACTTTGGTCATTTTAAAGCAAGAGGTATTTTATGAATATTGACCATATTTCCCCTAGTACTCTTCATGTTACTGCTACAGAAAATTTAAACATAGAAGATGATTTACTTAAAGAATCCACCAAAACCATAGCACAACTATTAAATGAAAAAAAAGATCAAAACGAACAAAAAGAAGAAATTAACAGTTGATGAAAATGAATTTCTTAATGTAGTTGATATAATAGCTAAAAAATTAGCATATAAATTTAAATTTGGGTATCATGATTTTGATGATATGAAGCAACAGATTAGTATCTTTGCTTTAGAAGGTTTGAAAAATTATGATCATAAAAGACCACTAGAAAACTTTCTTTGGACACACGTAAGAAATCGTTTATTCAATTATAAAAGAGATAACTATCAAAGGCCCGACAAGCCCTGTATTAGTTGTCCACTATACGATGCACACTGCAAAAAAAGCTCTAGTGGATGTGAACAATATTCTAATAAAGAAGACTGTTCATTATATGAAAATTGGCTAAACCGCAATAATACAAAAAAGAATCTTATGCATCTAACCACAATAGATGAAATTAAAGATTATGGTAATGTTTTTGATAGCGAAGATAATTTATTAATTAATAGTATAGCTAATAATGAAATTTTTACCATTATTGAAACTCATCTTAACGGTGAATATAGAACCATATATCTAAAAGTACGTGGTGGTTCTAAGGTTAGCAAAAATGATATGACTAAATTAACTAATAAAATTAAAGATATCATGGGGCAATATGGCTAAAAAACGTGGACAATTAAGCTTAGATGAAGAAAAATTTATTCGTGATAGTATCAATAATCTAAGTATTGAAGAAATAGCTAACCAGTTAAATCGAAATATAGATCCTATTAATAGATATATAGATGAACAACAACTATATGCTATTAATGAAAAAGGCGAAAATGAAATTTTAAAACGTAAATTACACAGTAAAACCTTTTGGAATGAAATTGTGCGTCAGTTTGATGAAGACACTGGCGAATTAGAATATTTTGAAAATACATGGATAGGTCTTATTAAACAATTCAGAGAGGATGTACTTCCTGCTGAAGAACTACAGATTAAACAATTTATTACTATTGATATTCTAATTAATAGAAGTATGAAAGAGCGTAAACGACATATTAGCGAAACCGAAAAACTACAACGTCTTGTAGATAAAGAATATGAAAAACCCGAAGATCAAAGAGATATTCCCAAACTAGCTAATATGGAAACACAATTAAGTTTTGCTCGCAATAGTATTGCAAGTTATACTAATGAATTCACCAAGCTGCTTAATGAACAACAAAAAATTAGCAAAGATCTTAAGGCCACTAGAGAGCAACGTATAAAAAGAATAGAAGATGGTAAGAGTAGCTGGGTTGGTTTAATAAGAATGCTAGAAGATGAACAAATTAGAGAAAAAGAAGGTAGAGAAATGGAAATACTGGCTATGGCTACAGATAAAGCCAAAAAAAAACTATATGAATACCATGAATACTCTGATCATAAAGTAGATTGTCCAATATTAAGTCCAGAAGCATTAGAGTCCCACAATGAGGAATTATAATGATCCACAATATAAACAATGGAGACAATTTATAAAAAAAAGAGACAATAACACCTGTCAGTGGCCCCACTGTAATAGTAGAAAGAAAATTCATGCTCATCATATACAAAAGTGGGCCGATTTTCCCGGCTTAAGATACCACCCCCAGAACGGTATTTGTCTCTGCAACACTCACCACAATATGATAAAAAATAATGAAGAAAACTATGCTAATTTTTTTCAGAGCATACTTTTAAATAAAATGAAAGATATAAAATGAAAAATTATGATCCTTTTACTATTATAGTTGATACTAGAGAACAAACTCCTTGGGAATTTGGTTTTCATAATACGGCTAAAAGAAAACTAGATACCGGAGACTATAGCATAGAAGGATTTGAAAGCTTATTTACTATAGAACGTAAGCGCAGTGTTAGTGAAATAGCTAATAATCTAAGCGAAAATAGATTTAAAGATGTATTAGAGCGCTTGGGCAAAATACCACATAGTTTTATGATTATGGAATTTAGTGTGGATGAGGTATATCAATTTCCTGTGGGCAGTGATGTTCCTAAAAAAATGTGGGATAAATTACGTGTTAGTGGTAACTATATTATTAAATGTTTAATAGAGGCTCAATTAAATTATAATATTCATGTATTATTTTGTGATGATGCAGAAAATGCGGAGAAGGTAGCTGTTAGTATAATGAAAAGAATATATGAAAAATACGGAAAATCTAATATTTGAAGATGCCTGGCTTGGTCTAGGCAACTTAGATGATATAATCATCTCGACCAATAATATGATTGGCCGAACCAAAGAAGATATAGAAAATCCTGATCTACACTTATTGCGCCTGCTGCGTGATCCAAGATACTTTGGAACTACAGCAAAACTACTATTTGATATTGAACTTCATCCTATTCAAATTGCTATTCTTCAAGAGTTTTGGATTCGACCATTTCCCATGTTTGTGGCAAGTCGTGGTTTTGGTAAAATGCTAAGACCAGAAGAACATCTAAGAACCCCGAATGGCTGGACCACAATGGAAAATATTAAAGTTGGAGATAAAATTTATGGCGGAGACGGTAAATTAACAACAGTTATTAATAAAACAGATCTACAAAATAATTTAGATATGTATAAAATAACACTAAGAGATGGTAGAACAATAGAATGTTGTGGAGATCATCAGTGGAAAGTATATAGTCAAAAAAATAAAAAATGGAATGTATTGAAGACGAAAGAAATGCTAGACTTTAAAAGAGATAGAATTGGAGCCAAGAGCAATGGAAAAGAATATTTGTATGCTCTTCCTATTAATAAACCTTTAATAGACGAAGAACCTCAAGATCTTCCATTACATCCATATGTTGTTGGTGTGCTTTTGGGAGATGGATGTTTGACACAAAATAGAATAACTTTTAGTAGTACTGATCAACATATTGTAAACAGAATTAATAGTTTATTACCCAGGGGATATTATGTATCTACCCAAGCAGATGGTATTACTCATGGTATTAATACTACTACTAATATACCGTTCTATAAAATTATAGAAAAAATTGGTATACACAAATTAAACAGTCATAATAAATACATACCATTAAATTATTTATATGGTTCATATAATCAAAAAATAGCTTTATTACAAGGATTGATGGATACAGACGGATATTCTAATGGGGAATCGGTTATAGAGTATTATACGGTATCATCAGATTTGAATAGAGATATTTTAGATTTAGCTAGGTCTTTAGGCATTCATTGTAAATCTACTAAGAAACCATCTATGTTTCGTGGTAAAAAATATGCTGACTGTCATAGAATTTCAATGTATACAAACGAGGCTGTTTTTAGTTTGCCTAGAAAATTACAATATCTTAAACACACAATATCAAAACAAGGTCAATCAAAATATGATAAGGTATTTATTACAAATATAGAATATATTGGTAAAGGCAGTGGTTATTGTATAATGGTTGATAATGATGATAGTACCTATCTTACTAAAGATTATATCGTTACCCATAATTCATTTTTAA